CGCAATATCTCTCCATGTGAATAGAAGAGCAAGGTCAATACGCATCTTCTCACCTTCAGAGAAAGACTCGTAACTGAACTTATCATAGATAGGAGACTTCACCGTCTCTTTGAATTCTTCATCCAGAGAGAAGTTGATATAGAAATCCATCTGTTGCAGATAATAATTTATCTGCTTGTTCATTACAGGTAGATACCTTTTAATAATTTTAGACTTGACACCAGTATCCTTCATCAGGGAGTGAGCAAACTCCAGATAAGATACGTCTTCAGTAAGGGTAGATTTCTCGGTCTCAGCAGATTTTAATTCACTTTGCAACCTCTTGAGTTGACTTCTTTCAGCATTTCTGTTCGCAATTTGGTCGGAAGTTTCTTGAACTTCTGATTCCAGATCTCGGATTTGTCTTTGATACTCAAAAATTCTTGTATTGTTGGTCGAAATGTCATGCGTTAGGGTTGTGATCTGCTTGGAGACCTCTATAAAACGTTTCTCTTTTTCTTGTTCTTCTTTTATAGATTTTTTGAGATCAACGTAAGCGGAATTAATTTCCTTTACTTTACTCTCGATTTCTCCGATTTTATTTAGTCTAAACTCTTCCTGAATTTCTTGGTCACAAGTAGGACAAACCGTATTCTCACTGAAAAATTTGTGATCACATGTGATATTCTGTATCCGTTGATCCAGTTTCGTCTTAATAGTATTCATCTTTTTTAGGGACGAATTAGTATCAGCAAGAGAATCCATCTCTACCTGCAAGTCAGTCACCTCACGATCACAATCTTCATTCTGTGCTTGGAAGTTCTCAACAGATTTAAATAGATTAGAGATCTGTTCTTTCTTAGTTGTAATTCTCTCCTTACCTTTAGCATCCAGATCTTTAATAAAGTTCTTTTGCATCTGGATCTTATCTTCGGTTGTATCTTTTTTGAACTCAAGTTCTTTAATACTCTCATTAGATGTACGAATCTTCTCTCTAAGGATTTGACCCATCCCAGAGAAAATTTTAATATCAAGAAGATCCTCAACAATATCTCTACGATGCGAAGAGTTCAACTGCATGAAAGGAACGAACGTTGCCGATCCAAGAATAACAGTTTGCGTAAAAGACTTATAGTTAAGTTTTAGAATATTATCTTCTAGATGTTTTTGTTGATCAATTTGCGAAGCATGTTGATCCTGTAGAGTTCCATCTACATGGATTTCAAACACACTGGGTTTGATTCCACGACGAACAAGATAGTCTCTACCAGAAATATCAAATTCAATCTCAACCACACACTCCTTCTCATTGACTGTGTTTACTAGTTGGCCTTTTGAGATTTTACGAAAAGGTCTATTATAAAGAACAAAACACAGTGCATCAAGAATAGTTGACTTGCCAGCACCATTGGTTCCCACAATTAGATTTGTAGGAGACTTGGTAAGTTCTACTTCAATGAAGTGATTTCCAGTGGAGAGAAAATTACGCCATTGGATCTTCTTGAATACGATCATAATCTTGCGGAGGCACAATAATGTCTTCAGGTGTAATTACAACGTACTTGTAATTATTTTGATTGCAAGTTTCTACTGCAATCTCATCATCAATTTCAACAACTGATAGTTTGACGTTTTCTTCTTCGTCAGCATCTAGTAGACCTGCGTATCTAGATGCATCATCTTCGTGAGTAAACAGATAGAGCGCTTTCTCCCCATCGTCATTAGTAACGGCATAAGCACCTTCTGCCTCATGACCGATTAGGGACAATATAAACATACGCTACTCCATTTCGCAAGCTTCCATATAAACTTCTCTAAGAAGTTTCTTAACTCTATCTTTCTTTAACTCGAAGTCTGAGTCTTCGATATATTTATCCAAAAGAGTTAATGTATCTTCAACCTTCTCTCCATCAAAATCTACTTCAGTATCATTGACGGCAATATTCTCAACGATCTTCAGATCAGAAGGACTATTCTCTAGAAGTTTTTGTACAAACCGATCGTACTTTTTCTGATCGGTTCTTTTCCTGACAAAGAGTTTTACGATTTTATCTTTGTACAGATGTGCTTTGAAAGTTGCAGCAGGTGTATCTTCATAATAGATTTTATGAAACATAGTATAAGGGTTCTCAATGAACTCCATCTCAAATGTTTCCGTATCTAGAATATGAAAACCTCGTTTATCACCACAGTCATTCCAATACAATTCGTATGGATTGCCTAGGTAATAAATTTTACCATCATTACTTCTGGTGTGATAGTGTCCAGAAAAAACGAGGTCAAACTTATCAAAGTGTCCTTTGTCAATACCAGCCATTTGGGTACAACCAGGGTATAGTTGAAACCCATGAACCTCAAGGTGACCGAAAGCAATCTTTACTTTAGTCTCTGAGATTTTGGATACTGTCTCATCATAATTGTCTTGACAGATCCAAGGTATGCCAAAGAATTTGAACCCATCAATATCATACTCGCCAGGAGAAGATATTGGAGTTATGTTGTCATAAGCCTCCAAGAGAGAATCAATAGAATTGATCTCATTGGTGTTCTTATAATAAATGTCGTGGTTCCCCACGAGCTGCCAGACCTTTACGTCAAGGTCTTTAAACCTATCATATACCTTATCTCTCGCCCAGTCAAGTGACCAGAAATCAATGGACTTACGGTTATCAAAAGCATCTCCCATATGGATGCAGTGTTTGATCCCACGCTCCTCCAACGTAGGAAAAAACACATCGTTATAAAACTTTTCAAAGAAATCATGAAAAGGTTTGCTACCGCGACGACCACCGAAGTGGGTGTCGGTAATGATCGCAATCTTCATGGTCTAGGATTAGTACGTCGATTAATCAATGAAATAAATTTATCGTTAGCAAATGTGCCACCAATGCACACTTCAATCTCATCATCGTCTTTCCAATTCTCACTACCATCTTTTTTGGTATGAGCTAATGCTTCAGTGAGATCGTCAATAATTTTTTGGGTCAACTTCATTGATACATCTTTGTTTGTACTGCTTCCTTAATAGAATTATAATCGGAAGAACTGCCGTAGTCATCATCTACGTGCATAACTTCATCATATCCTGACTTTTCAATAATCTTAGTTCTAATCTCCATCTGCTTCTTCTCTTTCTGAATACGTCTCAGAAATGCATAGTGAATAATTTGAGTAAAATAAGCAAAGGGATTTGTAGATTTCTCTGGGTTAAAGTTATGAATGTATTGAACACAGTTCTCAATACCATCACAAATCATGTCCTCACGGAACATGTAGTTTACAAAGTTTGGTTTATAAGATAGGTGCGTGGCAATTTTTAGGAAGCACTCACCAAGATAATTACTGATACGTGGTTTAGGTTGACCCGCTTCTTCGGCGTCTTTTACATCTTTTTTGTACTGAACAATTGCATACAAGAATTCCTTGTTATTTACATAGTGTTCAGATCTCTTTCTCGTCTTTGCTGGAGGCATACCATAAGTCCTTCTTATTGTATTTGAATTCATTGTAACATGAGAAAACCATTATGTCCAGTTGACACGGGTCTCATATTACAGTACAATTACTCTGCCAGAGTTCAGAAGGGATATGCTATTCAGCTTCTGTACTCTCTGATTTCTTCCAGATCTTTTCTAGAAGCTCTCTCGATTTGGCAACCGTACCGAGTTGTCCCATCTTTCGGGATGCTTTGATTTTTCCACTTCCACCATCAGATAGATTGGAAATAATAAATCTTTGATAGTATCCTACTACATCAGAATCATCTTCTGCTTCTACAACAGTAATAACTCTATCCATAGGAATAACCACGATGCCTTCTTTAGGAAGACTACGTAACCATGGCATCATTCTGAGTCCTTCCGCATTTCCCTGTAGATGTACGGTTTCAATTTCTACGGGGTCGCTGACGACGAGAACAGTTTTCCCATTCTCTTCCACGGGAAGAATCTCAGCGAAGATTTCTTCACCAGATACTAATTTAATTGAACCAAAAAATTCTTCTTCCATAATTACTTGAGTTTAATTTGTGAGAACTCATAATTAAAGTCTTCTTCGTTATAGACCTTAATTCTTTCAATCAAATGGTTAAGCGTGTAATTCTTTCGACCGTTATGCGTTACGTCATCAGCAATATCATATAACATTGCCTTAGACTTGTCCGTCCCTTTTCGGAGAACCCTACCTATAGACTGTAGATTCCTGATCCTTGATTTGGATGGAGACGCAAACACTACATTGTGTAGGTTTTTAATATTGATGCCTGTTGAGAACGTACCGTAAGAGGCAATGATTATAGCATCTTTCTCTTGTTCAGTAATTGATCTAACTTGTTCTCTTTCTTCAGCATCCACGCCACCGTGAACAAAAAATACTTTACGCTCACTGTTTGCAGAACTATTTATCATCTCATATAGTGGTTGTCCATGACTCTCGACCCTAGAGTATAGTATTAGTGTATTACCAATAAGACTTAGGGAAAGATTTTTGATGAAAAGATTTCTTTGTTCATGACCAATTAGGTATTGCAATTCATCTTCATACGTGTCAAAATGTCTAGGAGCATGTTTCAATAAAAGAATTCTGATGTCCAGTTTAGATAAGTGTCCCTTTTTGATGAGTTCACTTGTGTGTGTAATCTTGTAACTTGGACCGAATAATCCTTCTAGCACCCACTTATGAGTTTGTGATCCATCAAGTGTTCCAGTAAATCCATACCTATACTTACAATCTCTCAATTTGGTCATGATTCCAACTAAAGATTTAGATTTGAACTGGTGCGCTTCGTCACCAATGACAACTCCAAACTGTTCAAAAAATTTCTTATCCAACTTGTAGATAGACTGCCACGTTGTGATAGTTACTGTTCTTGGATCAAACTTCTCTTTACCAGAGTAAATCATATGACAATGGTTTTCTGCATCCCAACCATAATCTATGAAATCTTTATACATTTGTTCCACTAGAGAAGTTGTTGGAACTACTAAGAGAACTTGTTGTTTCTTTTCAGTAAAATATCTAACAAGCGCATAGATCATCAAAGATTTTCCCGACGCAGTAGGCGAGATAAGTAATCTTCTATTATGTTTTAACGCATCATATACACCTTCAATCTGATAGTCCCTAGCAGAA